CTCCTTAAGTGTCTATCGCGACTTACGCGGTAACGCGCGTGCCGGCGCGCGGGGTTTTTCGGCGTTCATCTGAGCGGTGAGTACGGAGGATTCTCGGTCTTTGTCCTGCCCGATCGACTTCATCATCGTCGTGTACCGGGTCAGTTCTTTCTTGGTCTGGGTGTGGATGCCGGCCAGCTCCAGCTTGTTCATCAGATTGGCGATCTGCTTGGCGATGTCGGCACGCATCTGCTGCATGCGGTAGGCCTGCTCGAACTCGCTCTCCATCCCGGCCCGCTGCTCTTTCATCACCGTGCCAGCGGCCTGGGCGCGCTTGAGCTCGGCCGAAGCAGCCAGGTCGTCGACCCCGGCCTGCAGCTTCTGCAGCTCGGCCATGAGCGCCTCCATCTGCAGCTGCTGCTGCATCTGCATGAGCTGCGCCTCTTCGGGCGACGGCTCGGCCAGACCCTGCAGACGCTTGGTCTCCTCGGCGATCTGACGCTTGTTGTGCAGGTTGGAGGACAGGATGACGTGGTAGTCGGGGATGAGGATGCCCGCCTCACGCATCTGGAAGGCCTGCGCAAACTGGGCGTCCTGCGCGGTATCACGCGCGGGCGCCGTGCTCACGACCACGTCGTACTTGCCGAGCGTGACGTTGTTGAGCACGTCGCTGTTGATCTCGAGGTCGTACTGGGGCTGCTCCGGGTTGCGCCAGTCGGTGATCCGCAGCATCCGGTACTCGGTATAGAAAGTCTGCACGCAGTCCAACAGGTTGAGCGCGAGGAAGTGGCGCGTCCACCTCAGGTTGTCCATCACCGGGGCAAGCCCGAGGATGGCCTGGGACTGCGTGCGCTCGAGCGTCACGCCCGAGACCTCGGCCGACGGCATCTGACCCACAAGGGTCGCCGCACCGGGGATGTCGATCAAATACTGGGCAGCCTTGCTGCTGATCCGGTCCATGCCGGTCGGGATCTGGTTGGGCTGGATCTTGACCGGCGGGTTGCGACCCTTGCCGTACACGACCACGAGGCCCGTCTGCGCGCCCCGCTCCTCCAGCTCCTCGGGCGTCAGGTTGACCAGCGAGCCGGCCTCCACGAGGTAACCGCTGTTGGCCGTCGTGTTCACGACGTGCAGCTCCTGCGACTCCGCCTTGTTGAGCTGGTCCTGCGGCGAGATCAGATCACGCATCACGCCTGACGGGCGGCCAGCCGTGAAGTACGGGAAGTAGGGGATGATAGTGAAGCGGTTGTACGGCGACCAGTCGTCGAAGAGGATGACCCGGTCAGCGGAGACCGTCCACCTGATGCGCTCTTTGGTGACCTTGCGCACCATCATCTGGTATTGCGCTGCGATCTCCTCGACTCGTTCGTCGGTCCACGACTCGGGGATATCGGACACGTCGAGTGTGTATGGGTCGACGAACTGGCGCACGGTACCGAGTTTGCGGTGCTGCCTTTTAATTACGCGGACCGCGCGTACGCGTTTCGCGTCCTTATCGGGCGGTCCCGCGTACCCGGAGGTCGGACCATCAAAGTCGCTCGTTGCGCCAAAGCGGATGGACTCGGAGCCCAAGCCGCTGTCGGTCTCGGCATAGAACTGAACCTGCTCCGCTTTCTTCTTGCCGTACAGCGCCTCGATCTGGTTGATGCTGTACCAGCCGATGTCGAAGATCTGGGACCAGGTCTCGGGGTCGTACTCTTTCGCCTCGGGGTCGAGCACGACGTCGCGCGGGTCCTTGTGACGGATCTGGACCTCACCCAGCAGGTTGCTGTTGAAGTCGACCAGCACCTCCAGATAGCCGCGATCCTTGATGAGCCCGTCCATGAACATGAACGACTCGCGCATCTGATACGTGTTGTTCTCGAGAATCTGGTCGACCACGCCGGTGATGGCCACCGCCTGCTCAAAGGTCGAGTCCTTGGTGGCTTTGAACTGGAAGTCGACGCGAGAGTTGGAGTAGTTGCCGTAGACCGCGTTGACGGTCTTCTTCGAGATGTTGATCGTCAGCGCTGGCTTGTCGCCCAGGTTGGCCAGCTCTTGCTCGGTCCACTGGTTACCGTGATAGTAGTTGTCGAAGGTGGTCGCTTCGATCACGTAATCACGATGCCGAGTGTCGTAGCAGCGCATGAACTCGGTGAAGTTCGCTTCCGCGAGCTGCGTATTCGACAGATCTTGGGTGTCGGCCATATTACTCTTAGCGTAGCCCGGTCGATCGTGGGGCTGCTATTGCTGCACTCACACCGATTTCCACGACTTGCTCACCCGTCCCTTGAGCGCGACTTTGCGTAGCCAGCCGGGGTCTGAGTGGTGGTGACGCTCGGACGACGCCGGGATCATGGTGTCCAGCATCTGGCCCAGCCACGCAAGTGCGTCGACCGTATCGTCGTGACGACCCACCGGGAACTCCATCAACTCCTTGAAGATGATGTCTGACCACGGCGCGTCGTTGGGGATGAGCACCTTGCCCTGACGCATGCGCGCCTGAATGGGCCGGGCCCGGGTCAGCTTGTCCCGATTGCCGTGCTCCAGCGGCTCGTAGCTGAAGCCGACGAGCCCCTGCTCGGCAACGAGCTTCTCCAGGAACGGCGCGATGGCCATCTCCATGTGGTTCTTCTCGATGCCGATCAGGTCCTGGTGGTAGCGCTGCCACGACTCGATGAGCCGCTCACAGATCTCGTAGGCGTCCCACTTACCGCGCTCCACGTCCACGATCCACAGGTTGTCTTTCTCGTCCACACCCGCGTGCATGAGGACGCAGTAGTCGCCGCGCTGCGACGTGGAAAGTGCGAAGTCGGCTGCGGTGTAGTAGCTCAGCCGCTTGGGGATGTCGTTTACTGAGCACTCGCGGATCTCGTCACGCTTGAAGACCGCTGCCTCGCCGGCGGTCGGGTTCTGCTGGTAGAGCGCCTGCCACGACACGGCGTCGCTCTGGTACTCCTTGAGCGCCTCGAGGCTGTAGCGCTCAGGGTGCAAGGCCTCGCCCTTACGGCGGAGCAGCTTGCCCCCCTTCTCAGGCACGTGGATGATCCGCCCGGACGCGGTGCGGTACTCGTCCTCCTCGGCGATGGCCGGATAACACACGACCTCCCACTTGCCGCCGTCCTCGATCCGCCCCTCCTCCTCGATCAGACGGCCGGTCAGGTCGTCGAGTACCCAGCGCGTCTGGATGACCAGCTGCCCGCCACCGGGCATGAGGCGGGTGCGGGCGGACGAGCGATACCAGCGCCAGATGTTGTCGCGCACCGTCTCGGAGAAGGCGTCCTTGTCGCGGTGCGGGTCGTCAATGATGAGGATGTGCGCGCCATAGCCAGCGATACCGGCGCCGACACCGACAGGCTTGTACGCCCCGTTCCTGGTGGTCCGCCAGCCGGTGGCGCCCTTGTTGTCGGCCTTCAGTTCAGTGGCGGGGAACAGGACTTTGTAGCGCTCGTCGTTGACGTAGTCGAGCACGTCGCGGGAGTTGTCGATCGCGAGCTTATCGGAGTGCGTCGCGGCGATGACCATGTGATTCGGGCATCGGCCCAGATGCCATGCCACAAGGGCCTTGGAGGCCTGCTCAGACTTACCGTGGCGCGGGGGGCAGTTGAGGATAAGGCACGGTGACTGCCCCGCTTCTACGGCGCGAGAGAAGCGCTCAAGGCGGGCTGCGAGGTCCTGATGGAACCACCCTGCCATGTACGTCGGCTTCAGACGCTGGACGAACGGAAGCAAGCGGCGGCGACATAGTTCTCGTGCTGCGAGCTCGGCCATGGCACGGCTCTCTGCCGAGTCGTCCTTGGTCGAGGTCATGTCGGTCGGCATCGCGCACTGCCGGCAGTAGCTCGCGCCCGCGAACGCAGGCGCACCGCATTTCAGGCAGTTCGGGTCATCAATGATTACGTCCAGCTCGGGGTCAAGACGAGGCATTCACTGGCTCGGGCTGGAAGTCCAGTAGCTGGTACTCACCGTCGACCGTGTCGCGGGACAGCTTCAGCAGCTCCTCGTCCGAGAGCGAGCGCAGCTGCTCCTGACGCATGGTCACGGTCTTGTTGATGTCCACGCGCACGGGCTCATAGAAGTTGAGTAGCCGTGCGATCTCTTTCGCTGCGTTCAGCTGCTCGGTCGAAGACGCCGCGTTGCGCATCGCGTCTTGCATCCACCCCAGTACGTCGTTGCGAGTGACCTCGGTCTCGCGCGCCTGCATGCGCACGGAGACTTCTACAGCCATTCGGACAGTAGGGTCTCGCTCGAGCTCGAGGGCGGATTCGTCGGGGTTCTTGTAGCCAGCCATACGAGCAGCAACCACGGGCACAGAGCC